GTGTAAAACTCTTGTAGGTGCTGAGGCAATGTTAGACCAGTGTTTGTGCTGGTTGAATCGTCAGCTGCTCGAACATAAGCTCGGGCATTTTCATCACCTGTCATCTGCTTAATGCTATTTTCTAGGTAGCCTGCAGCAGTAATCTGGATACGGGGTGCAGTTGTGATTGGGCTCGATGCCTGCACTACTGGAGCAGCAGCGGCTTCGACCTCAACCTCGGGTGTTTCGATTGGTTGTTCTGACACTTGGTCCTCCTCTGGAATTGTGTCTGGGTCTGCTTCCGCCTCGGATGCAGCCACATCTGTAACCACAGCATCACTAAATGCTGGGGCATGGACTAACGACACTTCTACGATCTTGGCAGCTGTAACTCGCATTACGCCATCTTGGATTGTGTATTTGTCGATTTGTGCACCAACACTTAGTCCATCTCGTAGACCGTCTGAGGCTTCGACGAGTGCGTCTGAGCCTGCTGTTGTGTTGGAAACCTTAAATGTTCCAGTGATGCCCCCTGGGGTAACCTGAAACTCGATGGCCTTGCCAATTGGGCGCTGGGCATCATGCTGTAATAAAAATTTGACTGGTTTTGGGTCTGGGTTTGTAATGGAACCGACCTCAAAGATTACTGGCCCAGCACTAGTGTTACCTGTCTTGCCGAATGGTACAACAATGCCTGAGATTTGTCGGGTGGCTTCATTTGCCCCTGTTATGTGGGCTGCGAAAGTTAGATTAAGCGTCATTTACTGGCGTACTCCCTCTTGGTGCTAGATCTTCCATTGCTCGGGCTTCATCGATGTTGATAATGCCTGAATCTAAAAGTTTGACAATAATGTCTACTCGCTCAGTTGGGTTACCTCGCAAGAAATCATCCATACACACTTCCACATATTGGCCTCGGGGTGTGATGTCATCCATACTTAAACGAGATTCTAAAGAATCCAAATATGGGCGCAATGAAAAATCAAGAAGTGAACGGCGTTCAGCTGACACATTGCTATAAGTGCTAGTGGCTGATTCTGCGTTAATGTACCATGCCGGGATGTTCATTACTCGAGCAATTTCTGATGCTGTGTAAGCCCGAGCCTCAGTGAGTTGCATCTGAGCGGAATCCAAACCAACAACCTCAAGATTAATTGGACCCTCAACATAAGCGGTTGAGCGAGTGCGCCTAGCAGCCTTAAAAGCGGTTAATAGGGCTTCTTTTTGGTCTGTTGGTAAATTCATACCCTCATTGCGTAAAACCATCGCTGGGATAGGCTCTTGAGCCATACGCAGGGCTGCTGCCTCGAGTTCAATGGCGGCATTAATTGTTCGAGATGCCCGATTAAGTATGCCCTCGTCTGGACCCCAGAAAGTGATTAGCGACCCAACACCTCGCATTGGTAAATCTTGAGCATCGAGAGTGTAAGCAAGAATTATCTGGCCAGTGCTATCTGTGCGAGTGCTAATGCGTAGTGGATCTATACGCCGAGCCGATGTAACTCGACCATCCTCAGACGAAATGGCCAGTATTTGCCAGTAAGCAACGCCATAAAATAATAAATCATCAATGGTCCAGACAATAGTGGTGCTCCGAGCGAGTCCTGGGTCTGGCTGTTTAATGACCGGACGATTGGGGATTTCAGCCTCAGTCATTTCAGAATAGGTCTGCAATTCAAGGGATGCGATAGTGCCAGCAATAATTGTGCGAGCCCTAGCTACTGCTGGAACGGTCATGGCGGCTCGTCTAGAAACTGGTTGCAAGTATCCTAAGTCTGGGGTGTAGCCCAAATTCATAGGATTAACGGGATACATTTCCGCTATGGCTGCTGTGACTTCTAATTCGGGCATGACAGTAGCAGAGTTATTTATACGCATCGCATTGAGTAACCCCACACAAACATACTATCGAACAAATGCTCTAATAAGAAATCTTTTATATGTATTTGTAAGAGTTTGGGCGTTTTATTTAACTTTGAGCGAGGTCTTATCGATGTTGATATTGGCAGCTTGTAAACAGTCGCCATAAGACTCATGATCTTGTGTAGGACATCCTGTACGACAAACTGACATTATGCCAGCCTGTAAGTTATGTATGAACCGCCACCAGATGAACGCCTTGTTCCAAACCTTGCAGATGTGCCTGCCGAAATTACTGCATTGTTGTTAGTGGCTATTGTGCTTGATGTATTAGCAGTTAATGTGATGTTAGCAGTGCCTGTGTTGATGTAAGTCCACTCGACTACTGCTGTATCGCCACCAATCCATACATTTGTAGTGCTCAATGCCGTTGCGGTTGGTAATGAAGTATTTTGCGCACTAGACGGGTTAGAAGTAACCCACATAGTTAATAATTGTGCAGCTGTGATTGTTGTTGTAACTCCTGCAGGTGCACTGGATACTTGGCGGTAAATTGTGCCTGAGGCATTAAGACTTGTGATTGTTGGGTTTGTTCCAAGCACATTGTTGCCAGAACCAGTAGATGTTTGTGTTCCTGTGCCACCTCGAGTAGTTTCAAGAGTTCCAGTTGTAATTTTTAAGGCATCGATTGCCAGCGATGTTTGATCTAAACCAAGAATTGCTGCTGATGATGTGCCAGCATTTGTAATTGGTGAAGCAACAGAAATAATACCCGATGTTCCATTTGTGCCAGCATCGCCTTTATCTGCCCTGATTTGTATCGACCATGAGCTAGAAGTAACAACAGCAGAAATAGCAGTAATTGATACACCGATACCTGGAGTCCCTGAAAGAATCGACAAGATTGTGCCATCTACATAATCTTTAGATACTGTGTCGGTTATTCTAATTTTCATGCCGACTTGGTAAGCGCCTACAGTTGCATTTCCTAACGCATCATTAGTTAAAAAATTAACTGTTACGCCAGTGGCGCTTATTGTTCGATTAGTTAGACTGCTTATGTCATAGCCTGCACCTGTTGCGCCTGTAGCGCCCGTTGCCCCTGTAGCGCCAGTATTGCCTGTATCACCTTTGGCACCTGTAGCGCCCGTTGCCCCTGTAGCGCCAGTATTGCCTGTATCACCTTTAGAGCCTTGAATACCTGCTACTTGCTCAGAAATTGTTGCCGGGGTTTCAGTAATAGCAATAGTTGTAACATCGTCAGTAGTGGCAATCGATGTAACTTGCTCTGTGACAGATACTTGATAACTCATGCTGTAACTTGGCCATCTACAGTAAAGCGACCTTGCAAAATGCGTACAACATACGAGCCAGAAGTTAGTTCTAGATCATATACATAATTGCCTTGGGCTATTGCTCCAGTTTGTGTAGCTGTAGCGGTAATGATGATTTTGCCGTCATTTGCTCCAGCAGTAATACCTGAACCTGTAGTCAAAGTTAAAACTGCAGTATCAGTGGTGTTTACATATGGGCGTACCTGTAATTTGGCTGTGTATCCAGTCCAGTTCACTACCGTACCTGAATTAGTAACCGTAAATGTCTTGTCGAGGGTTGCACCCTGGTAGCAAGTTAAATTGTATGTAGCAGGTGAAATCATAACTCAACCTTATACCACAGATATACCAACAGACGCTTTAGGCGTTGCGGCGTTTCCAATAGCCATAACCATAGCGATAGCCGCCCCAATATCTTGCACAGCTGCTTTACGGGCAATACGCCAGCCACCATCGCTAGACGGTCTACGGGCACAAGCAATTAGATGTGAGTGCAGGGTTTCTTGGTTTGGATGGATTAAATCGCCCTGATTCATTGCCGATAGCGTTAAATCACAGTATGTGGAAAAGGTTGTGGATGCCCAGGCTGTTGGTGCTACTGGTACGCCGACTTTAGCCAAATGTGGGGCAATATGTCCAGCAGTTTTAGGGTCAAATGCTAATGCTCGGACTGAGTAAGTTCTAGCAAGATGGGCCAAATCAGCTGCCAATTCTCGGTCATTTAATCCGCCGTCTTTTTGCCATCGAGTGAGGAACACTGCGAGTTTCTCTTTAACAATCTGAACAGTAACAAGGTAAGCCTCTGTGCGATTGAAGTTGAGATCCAATCCCATATAAGTTTCATGCCCTAATTGTAAAGTCAAATCATTATCTGCACCTAAAGCCCAATTATTAAGGTTCCATGGGCTATCGATTGACTCTACCCATTGGCACAGCATTTCGGTACGAATAGCATCGTCTGAATCTCGAGCTGCAGCATCTTGTAAAGCCTCAAAACTGATTGTATGGCCCATTGCTGGATTGGCTGCTTGCCATGCGGTTATGTCATCGACTTTTGCGCCCTGTTTGGCGCTCCACTCATACCATCCAAGTCTGGGTGATTCCATCAGCAAAGCCCTTTGCCTGAGTTCATTGAGCACAGTTGAGGAACCATCGCCAGCATTTGAGGTTATCCATGTTTGACCATTAGTTGCTCGAGTTAATGGAGTTGCTGCAGTCCAAGCATCACTCTTAATTTCTCGGAGTTCATCCACATAAAGCAAGTCAGCTGTAGCGCCTCGAGGGCCCTCAGATGTTGCAGCCCTAATACCATATTTGCGGATTCGTTTACATTTAACCCCACACTCTTTTGGGTAATGGTGGCAATAGATCTCTAACTCCTCTTGCCCATTAGTCCGGGATACTCGCTTAATGCGTTTACGCATCCAAGGCAAACTTTCAGCCATATCCACTACTTGCTTAAAAGTGTCCAATGCTAGTTGCCGATTCTGTGCCATCGCCACTATCGAACCCTCACCAAATACATAAAGGCCAGCAAGAATACGCATCCGCATCATGTGCGTTTTGCCATTCTGACGAGCAACCAATACTCCAGCAGTAGTTCTAACAAACTTGCCCTGCTGATTAACGGTCAAAGCATCATCCATTACATACTGTTGCCAAGGCAGTAGAGGCATACCTAAATCACTTGCTAGTGCTCCGACTACTGGTCCCAGACTTTGCCCTGGTTGTTTTGGGCTTGCTATTCGGGGTGCTGATGAGCCGTAAATAACTTTCGGCGTACGCTGTGCCATGATCTACCTCCTCTGTCATCGCTTTTGATGCATCTCTAGCTAGTGGAGTGAGTTTAAGTTCTTTCATCAAAATTGTTAATCGACCAATAAGAGCTGCGGCTTTATCAAGGTCTGTACCCGAGTCAAAAATTACATCGATACATTTAGCAAGTTTCATTGATAGGCAAACTGCGCCCTCATCTGCTGGGCCAATCCACTTTTGAGCCTCTAAAATACAGTTCCCCAAATGTTCGCTGATAGAGCCTGCTGGTATCTGGTAAGTATTGGAAACAATCGGTTTGGTCATGGGGCAAATCCTTTTGATGGTGGGTCAAATCTGACCATCGGGGAGAGAGAACTG